ATAACGGTGCCGGTAAATTAATATTCAGCAACGGTTTATCTGACCGTAAATCTTCTGTATCTGGTGCTTTTACTTCTTCTATTGGCATATTTATTCTCCTGTACCTCTTGACGGTTGAATTTTTAATAGCATATCGCTTTTTGTTGGCATAGTATTTGCCGTATAGACATTATATTCAACGTCATTGAACTTCCATCGAATATCATCGCCAATACCGATTGTTGGTTTGTATGGTTCCCACGGTATAATTTTGGGTTCATACGGAACTGGTTGAATATCTTGTTTTTTAACTTTATCTAGTTCTTCGATGATCTTTTGCCAGTCTTGTTCTTGTTTGTTTAAATCGCCTTTCTCGATTTTTTTATTGCATTCATCACATAAATATTTGACACTATTTTTATTAGTGATGATGATTGCATCTTTGAATTGGATCTTTTTATGACAACTTACGCATTCAACTTCTCGGTTTTGACCGATACCCAATTTATCAGCAATCTTTTCTAATTCTTTGAGCCTATTTGGTTTACTCATATATTTTTAATTTCTTCTAAAGTTTGCTTCCATTTTAGTGTAAACGTTCTTGAAAACGTATTATTGTCATTTTGAATATCAAATTCCAATAATTTTCTAGATCCTCCAAAATCACCGGGTTTAGCTAAAAAATCTTCTAAATACGAAAGTATCAAGTCTACATCCGTATTATTATTAGTGTCAGCATTTTTCAGCTTTGTTAATAATTTGTCTAATTCTTTTCTTCTGTCTATCATGGTCTTTGACCCGGCCACTTTGTACCTTTGGCGATACAGTGTGGACACATATAATAATCAATTTGTTTTGCAACTGGCGGTCTAATCATTTGTTTGCCGTTAATTACTCTTATCTCGGCTTTTTTAACGATTTGCAGTCTTGTCTGGTGCATACCAGTCGCAGTTTGATTTCCACAGAAACTACACTTCACCGTTGGCATTGGTATTTCTTCTGCTTCGTCAATCTTATGCTTTTTGGGAATTAGTATTTTGGTCATCTTTCTTTTCCTGTGGTGTTGGCGTTACTGGCGTAGCGTTCCCACCAAATGGTTGAGTAACTGGCTGATCTGGGATACTTTCAAGATACCAAATCAAGACATAAAGTCTGTTGCCAAGTGAATACGCATTTCTTCCATTTAAGAATCTCTTAGCGTTGTCAATTGTTTCGAGAAAGCTCGTAACTTCATTATCGAATTGAGCAACTTGATCTGGAGTGGGATTCTCAACAGAAGCGAAAGATTTAACCCTCATATACGCACGAACGGTGCGTTGATTTGTGTTTGGAATATTTGGTTGTGCCATACTATAAACTCCTTCCTAATAATTTTACTAAAACTATTAACTGATTAATTAATTAATATTATATCACATTTTTAATAAGAACTCAAGACATTATTCACCTTGACCGTCAGATGGTCGATCTGGTTCGGCTGCCCTATCATCATTTTGTGGTTTCTTTTCGCCGGGTTCAGTACCATCACCAATATCTTCTTCATCTGGTGCTGTTTCATCGCTTTTATTACCGATAGCATTTTCGATCTCAATCAAACTGTCATTCTTAGATCCAACCAAGAAGTATTTATTTGCCCATGATTCTTCTATTGGTAACAGACCCATGGCGATACGAGCTTCGTTGAATGAATATAGACCCTTAGTCCAACCAGTCATGAAGTCTCGGCGAGATGATTCTGATTCTTCAAGACCAGCTGTTTTAAAGTCAAATCTCCATCCTTCGATACCAAGACCCTCTTTGATGATTTCTTGAGTAATTTTTTGTGAGATAAGTTTTCTTAATGGAAATATGTTCGATAAGTAGAAATTTCTACGAGCTTCAGAAGCCGTAGCACGGTTTGTACCCTCTGGGAATCCAATTAATAGTAATGGAACACCAAACTGGCCGGAAACAAGTCTTAGACCATAACGTAGAAGCTCAAGATATGCCATGTCTTGTGGTGTGATACCAAGTGTTTTAGCTTCTGCACCTTTGAACGAAACCAGTGTTTTACCAGCGTTATGTGGACCTTGATAGTTTTTCTCCCAGAATGCTGATACTGCTTCGGCGTCTGCTTCGGTAGAATCTTCTGGCAATATTAATTGAAGTGGTGGACGACCACCATTTCTCAAGATATTAATATTATATGTCAATGCCCGCATTAAAAGCTGCAATGTAGCCATATTGTCTTCAAGTACAGCACGACCATATAGATCAGCTCGGCGGTGTGGACGTCTAATATGACAAACTTCATTTATTGTGTATGCAATCGCTTTAGTCCCATCGGTTGTCTGTTTATAACCAGCTTTCTTGATAACGCCTTTTTTCTTGAGATCGGCATCAACGAGAATAGACATTCTAACTGGATCCAAGTTATATAGTTCGGCAACTTCCATTTTATTTTTGCCTTTACTACCTTTTGTAGGCACTTTTTCCATGTACCAGTTTCCATAACAAAGATAGTTTTCAACACCAACTTGGATTAACGTTTCAATTGTGTCGTCTGGATTTGGTCTATCGAAGAATTGAATCAATCGTTTAAGATCGGCTTTCTTTGGTCTCATGCCCAATTCTGGCTTAATGACATAACCACCACCAAGAATAGCATCACGAATACGAAATGCAGATTGAATCGAACCGGGTGAGTCTGAATACAATGTGCTTAATGTGGAGTAATTTTTACCAGAACTATAGTCATTGGCACTAAATTCACCGGAAATACCAGCTGTCGAAACATATTTACGAGAAGCACCAAACTTGCGATCCAATGCTTTGACTGTTTCAAGTGACCAGTCTTTTTTAGCTGCTTCAAGTGCTTTATGAACTTCTTTAACGACTTCTTTATTGTAATGAGTCTTGATTGATTGAGTGATATCTTTCTTTGATTTCTCAACTTCGGCAACTTTTTCTTTTTCCCAAGTATCTTTTTCAGCTTTAATTACATCCTTAACGTTGTCACTTTGAAGAACAGCATTTGCAATAATTTTTGGTAATTTCATATGTTTTTTGACTTTTTTACGAAAATTTTAAGCTAATAGTGCCCTTTACACAGAATAATACTGTTTTTGTAAAAAGAATGCAATAGTATTAAGCACCTAAGAACCCACGTCCGGGTGTGCCTTTGGCTGCATGGTAGCATACACCAGCTACGGCATCTGATATATCTTTTCTGCCGTTTCGTGGATGGTCTATCTTACTGCCTTTAATTTCTTCAAGCTGTTTTAATTCATCACAAAACTCTTTGTAATAGTAATAATCAAGTCGGTCATCAAGTAATGCACCTTTAAGCGTGTAATATGATTCTGGGTTTCTATCAATGGACAAGAAGTCGGCATTAAATCCAGCTGACTTTAATGTTTGAACTGAATCTACTGATTGCCATCCATCGAAAGTAACTAATGCGATGTTATATCCAATATCACGCAGTTTATATATAATTTTACGGATATCTTCGAACTTAATTTCATCTTTTGGTTTAGATCTAATCTGCATCATTAAATCAATAAATATCTTTGGTTTCTTTTCACTTTTACCATGTACGTTCTTTGTTTCAATCCATCCATTGAATTTACCCATAGCAAGACCAGCACAGTCGCCTTTGCCATCACGGTTCAAACCCAAGTCAATATGAATAAATCTTTTATCAGAATCATAGTTTTCGTTACTTCGTAAGTTCCAGAACCAACCAGCAAAATCACCAGTTTTGGGATCAATTGGATTCTTTCTATCGTAATTAGCATTATGGTCAATAATATCTGGATTGTTAAAGAATCCTTGAATAGCCATAGATGGTTGTGCGCCATAGTCACGCATAGAACGTTCTGGGTTCTGTCTAAATTCATCTTCATACTCAACTGGCACCATTGTTCCAGCAAATTGTGGCAGATAAGTACCAAGATCAAATTTCTCGCCAGAATAACTTTCTTCTGGCATAGCTTCCCATAATGGTATTCTTCGTCTAAATACTTTTGGATTATTTTCTGCTTCTTCAAATTTGCGCTCAGCGAAGTCATATACATATCGTGGCGATGTAATAATAAAAACCTTACCTTTAGACATAAAACGAGATCGAATACGTTTCTTAATCTGGTTATATGATTCTTCAGCATAATCTTTATCTTTAGTAAGCGTGTGGAATGACGCTTCATCAATAACAGCACCAAAAATGTTA